GTAATTAATTTTGGAAGAAATAATACACCCCCGATTGCGGCAAATGTATTATCTGAAAACTTCGCTTTATGTGCATTGCAGATTCAGCCGGTTATTCCATCTAAGCTGACTAAGCTGACTAAGCTGACTAAGCTGACTAATTTAAAAAAGCCAGCAGTTGTACATTCATTAAAACCAATGCCTGCTACTGTTTATAAATTAACAGGAGTAAGTAAAGATAGTGTTGGTGCAATATTGGCAACTTGTACAATGAGCCTGTTTAGGATTGATTATGATAGTGGTAATAATATTGTATATACTTTTTTAGGGCAAACCATTTCTGATGGAAGTGGCAATTATTCATTCAATGTAAATACAAATTCAAATTACAGGGTTACAGGCGATAAGGGTGGTGGTACACCAGTTGCAGGGATAACATTAAATACCTTAACCGGGGTAAACAGTTAAAAATAAATAGATGTGCCTGATGTTTTTTTATATGGTGGTGAAGTTACCCCGAATGATGTAAAACTTCGGGATCCAACAACAGCAGGTAGTGGTACAACATATAATGTAAGTTTAAGTGATTCGGTAACACTTAGCGATTCACAGATTTTAAATATCGGTTTAGTCAAATCAGATACAATAACACTTTCTGATTCGATAGTAAAACAAATAGTTCTTTTAAAATCGGACACAGTAACATTAAGCGATGCTATTGTAAAGGGATTAAATTTAAGCGAAAGTGATACCGTTAGTTTATCGGATGTTATTGATAGGGCAATAGAATTAAGTAAAGATGATTCGGTAAGCCTTACTGATGCTATTTCAAAAGAATTAAATTTAAGTGAGGCTGATACAGTTACGCTTTCTGATACAATTACCAGGCAGTTATTATTATCACAATCTGATTCAGTTGCTTTATCGGATAGCATTGTCAAAGGATCTGAATTAACATTATCAGATACCGTAACGCTAAGTGATAATGCAAGTGTTGTAATTGGCACCGGTGTTACCTATAATATTGATTTATCAGATTCGGTAACGCTAAGTGATAATATTAATGTTACTTTAATTACACCAACCCCAGGCACCGGCGGCGGCGGAAGTAGCTATATTCGTAAATTAAGGCCCGAACCAAAGAAGCCGATAACAGTTGAACCACCAGTTTACCATGATGAAGATATGATTGCAATATTTAAAAAGTTTTTGGAAGTAAATGAGGTAAGTGAATGAGGTGTATTTTATTTGACGGCACAAAACCCTCAAAAAATAAATTTGCAACATTGTTGCAATTATTACTAACTTTACATACAAGATGGCAGAATACCTACAGAAACAACCGCACTTCTTAGCAGCATCCATTAAAGATATGGATATGAAACAGGGTATCATAACCGGTTACGCTGCATCTTTTGACACCTTAGATTCTGATCGTGATATTATAATGAAGGGTGCATTTACCAAAACAATACAGGAACAAGGCCCTAAATCTTTACAACCACGAATAAAACATTTACTTAATCATAATACTTCACAGCCTATTGGTAATCCTTTAACTTTAGTTGAAGATGATAAGGGATTGCTTTATGAAAGTAAAGCCGGAACAAATGCTATTGCTGTTGATGTTTTAAAGATGATTGACAGTGGATTAATAACGGAACATTCAATTGGTTTTAATACAGTAAGAAAAACAGTTTTAAATCCTGATGCAGACTGGAAAGATCAATCAACACAGATACACGAAATAAAATTATATGAATTTTCTTCACTCACTGCATGGGGTGCAAATCAATATACACCCTTAATTGGTGTTAAGTCAAAACAAAATGTTGAAGAAAGAATTGGTAGATTAATAAAAGCAATTGATGGGGGTACTTTTACAGATACCACATTTATCTTCTTACAAGACGAACTATTATTTTTACAAAAAGCATTCAAAGATATTACCACTCCTGCCGCAATCATAGCACCGGAGCCGGATATTGAAGCGCAAATAAAAGAAGCATTTCAATTATTCAAATCAAAAAATTAAAAAATGGAAATTAAAGAAATAAAAGATTTATTGGTTACCGAACTGGAAACCACTAAAGCGGCAATCTTAAAGGTTGCTGATGATAATGCAAAAACAGAATACAAAAAAATGAATGATTTGGTAGAAGAAAAATTTGCCAAATTAAATCAATTACCTGCTGATGTAAAACCAGAGATGGTTACAAAAGCATTGGCAGATATTAAAACTATGGTATCTGATTGGGCAGACATGGAAAAATTGGTTAAAGATGGCCGTTTTGCTGCTAATGGAACTACAGGGAAAAACTTTACAGAAGCATTAGGTATTGCAGCAAAAGAAAATCAGGACAAATTGGCAAATCTTAAAAAAGGTGAAGGAATTACTTTAGAGTTGAAAGATATGACTTTTGGTAACGCTTTTACTTCTGCTGGTGCCAGTGTAACTTATGTTAAACCTGGTATTATCGAATTGCCAAAACGCAAATTACATATCAGAGAACTATTAACAGGTGGTGGAATGGGGCCAAACAGTACATTTGATTTCGTAAAAGAAATCACTGGTACAGGATCAATTGCAAACACTGCGGAAGGAACGCTTAAATCTCAATTTGGTTTGGCTTTACAGGAAACATCGGTACGTGCTGAATGGATTGCTGGATTTATGGTGATGAGTTATAATCTTTTGAATGATGTTGAAGGTATGACTACATTCCTTTCAAACAGGTTGCCTGAAAAACTTTTAAGAGTTGAAGATAGCCAAATACTTAATGGTTCCGGTGTTCAACCAAATCTATTAGGTATTCAGTCAGTTGGTAACTATACTGCTGCCGCTGCTGCATCGGTAAGCCGTACAGAAACATTGATACAGGCTATCAGCCAACTGGAAGTTTTAGATCGTGAGGCAAACGGCATTTTACTTTCTCCGAAAGATTGGTATAATTTATTGCTTTATAAAGCATCTACATCAGGGGAGTACACACAGCCTGTTTTAATAACTTTCCAAAATGGTAATTTAACAGTAGCTGGTGTTCCGGTATTCAAATCAACAGCACAGGCTGAATTTGATTTCTTGGTAGGTGATTGGACAATGGGTGCTAATTTAATTACAAGAGAACCAGCAAGGGTTGAGTTCTTTAGAGAAGATTCTACCAATGTAAGAACAAACCAGGTTACTGTAAGAATAGAAGAAAGAATTGCATTGCCTGTATATGGTAATGATTACTTTATCTATGGTAATTTTGATGCAGTTTCTTAAATAGGTTTTAAGTGATAATAAAAGCCCTGTCCTGTATTGGGCAGGGCTTTTTAAATTTTAGCAAATGGATTATAGGTCAAACGAAGATTACTACTGGAGGAATAGGGGGTATGTTGCTGATATTGGAAGGGGGCTTTACAATGGCACAACTAACACCGTTTTTAGTGGTGAAGGTGCAGAACCGGTTAGTTTAGCAAGTATGCTTAATTGGGGTAAGATAGATCAGAACACTGATAACGCTTTAATTACGGCACTTATTACCACTGCACGGATAATGTGTGAGCAGTACACCAATACTTCAATTATAACCCGTACAATTGTTGCTGATATAAACAACGCAAACGGTGGTTTTATTTTACCTTATGGGCCTGTTACAAGCACACCAACGGCAGTTGATTGGGAAGGTACAGCATTAACCTTAGTTTGGAATTTCAGCCAAATACAAACACCTTATGGCCGTATGGCTGTAACCTACACAGCAGGAGTTACTAATCTTGATATTTATAAAACTGCTATTATGGAGCAGACTTTATACCTGTACGAAAATAGGGGGGATGAAAAAACAGGCATGGCACCGATAGCGTGTACTTTACTTAATCCATTAATAAGGCAGAAATGATAGGTAAAATGAATAGGCGGCCTATATTTTACAATGAATCATATATTGTTGATGCAGGTGGCGGCAGTAGGGCTGTTGAAACAGAAAGATGGGAAGCCTGGGCTGAGTTTAATGATCGTTCCGGTAGTTCATTTATAGGACAATCGCAAACATTACAGACTTATGATTATGTGGTAAGGGTAAGATTTGACAGCAGGTTTAATTCTAATACAGGTATGATTTATGAGGGGCAGGTATGTACTTGTAATTCGATGAAAATAAAAACAGAGGGGTATAAAAATTATTTATCA